CATAATAGCAAGTCATTTTTAAGAAATGTATCAGAAAGTTGAGAAATCTTTCGACAAATTCTTCTTATAATGTGCGAAACAGTATTGTAATTTGGGATATTATGTGCTATTATATATTTTGAATTATTGTGTATTTACTTGGAGGCGTATTATGGCTACATCATATAACAAGCTATGGAAACTGCTTGTAGATAAAAAAATGAGCAAAGCCGACTTGCGAAAAGCCTCCGGCGTGTCTCCGAACACAATGACAAAGTTGAGACGGGACGAGCCGGTTATGCTTAATGTGCTTGATAAGATATGTAAGACATTAGATGTCAATTATGGGGAAATCATTGACTATATCGCAGATAAAGATGGAGAGGAAGAATAAAATGGGACGTTCAACTGTACACTATGCAGATGATAAAACAAATAACAGCCTAAAGAGATTACATAAATTATTACGACCAGCCGGCACTCCTGTGCAGAGAGTTGAATATATCATTGAATTGCTTTTATTAAGGATATTTGAAGTCAAATTAAGACGTGATGGGGAATTTGCAGTTTTACGTCAATTATTTACTGATGCAAACGAAGAACTTAAACAAGAAAAGCAAAAAAGATTATTTAGTTATTTAAAGAGTATTGACAGTGCGTCTATTACCAGCGTATTAAATACAATTCATTTTCCTTTCTACGGAAAAATTGTTACCGAAGTTGGACAAATAATAAAAAATACTGAACTAACACCAAAAGTAATGGACGAATTGGTTCTTATTCAAAGTGTTTTTTCAAATTCGAATTTTACAAACAACGTAATCGGAGGTAATTTGCAGGAAGTCATTAATGAGGTAGCAAACTTAGATGAAGCACTACTTGTTAAAACTGACCTTTTAGGCGATGCTATTGAATCAGCACTGTCAGAAACTGGTGGCACAAAAGACATTGGCCTATATCGAACACCTGACCATATCCGTCAATTTATGGTGGGGTTGGTTGAGCCTACTATTGATGATTTGATAATGGATGAAGCAGTTGCGTGATTGATACAAGGATTTTTGCCTGTTTTCGTTATGGAATTTCAGACTGCATAGAAGTGAGAGGCTTTCTGACGCCAAGAGGTGTGCAGAGGGTTTATTTTTTTGTTAAGCAGCCGTAATGCTCACGGATGCGATATCGAAAGGTGTGCATCAATTAAATTTTGTATACACCCATAACGAATGATTTTATCCCATAACGAACTGTGAAGGGTATCGTTATGATAGTGTGCGTGTGTTGCTCAGGGCTAATTGTTAGATTTAGCACCCTCTCAAATAAAGATAGGTTGATTAGGCCTTCTTATTATTATTACAAAACAGATAAAAACTAATATAAACAGATAAAAACTAATATAAACTTTGCGAAAGCCATTGAAATTGAAATCAAATTGTGCTATACTTTATGGTAACCTATTTATATGCGTTAGAAAGTACGCTTGAGAGGTGCAAAATGAGTAGTATACCAAGTGAAAATATTAATCAAGCTGAATGCTGGATTGGCGTTGATGAAGCTGCAAAATTTTTGAATGTGAAGCCAGCAACTGTGCGTGACTGGATAAAAAAAGACAAGGGCATTCCAGCTGTAAAAATAGGAAAACAATGGAAATTCAAAATTTCAGAACTAGACGAATGGGTGAAAAGCGGCAAAAGCTCGCTTTGATTAAGGTATAAGAATATGAATGGACTATCGTTATTTGCTAATGTTGGCATTGCTGAAACATATCTCCACAAGGTTGGAGTAGACATTGTTGTTGCAAATGAGCTTCTTGAAGAAAGAGCAAAATTCTACAGGCACCTCTACCCTAGTTGTAATATGATTCAAGGTGATATTACCAACGAGGATGTTTATAAATCGATTATTGATGAGTCAAAAAGAAAAAATGTTGAGTTTATTTTAGCAACACCGCCTTGCCAAGGGATGAGTATTGCTGGCTATATGCTTCCTGAAGATCCTCGGAATTATTTGATTACATATGCTGTTGAAGCAATAAAAGCTCTGCAACCTAAGTATGTAATGCTTGAAAATGTATTTATGCAACTTAAAACGTTCATTAACTACAACGACAAGCGAATTCTGATACCAGATCTTATCGATGAAGTTCTTGGGAACGAATACTACATTGAGAAAAAAGTTGTTGACACAAAATACTACGGAGTTCCTCAACAGAGAAAGCGTGCTATCATACTGTTGGCAAGAAAAGACCAAGAGACTCCGTGGTTTTTTCCTAAAGAAGATTATCATATTATTACTTTGCGAGAAGCAATAGGTGATTTGCCATCACTAGATCCTTTAATAAAAGAAAAAGAATATCGGCACATTTTCCCCGACTATGAGAAGAAGAGACTAGAAGGGTTGAAAGTATCTAAATGGCATTTCCGGCAGTTCAACACGGCATACATAGAGATACCGAAAAAGCAAGGAAAAAGCGAACTTGCGGCGGCTGTGGCCTTGTATCTTCTCTGCGCTGATTTTGAACCCGGAGCCGAGGTGTACGGCTGTGCTGCGGATAAAGACCAAGCACGAATCGTATTCGATGTTGCGATGGATATGGTCAAACGATGTCCCCATCTGTTCAACAAAATGAGCATCCAGGCAAGCTTAAAAACTATGAACTACCTTCCGACGGGCGGTAAATACAAAGCTTTGTCAGCGGATGTAGCGAACAAACATGGTTTCAACACACACGGCGTAATATTTGACGAGCTGCATACCCAGCCGAATAGAAAACTATATGATGTAATGCTCCAGGGTAGCGGCGACGCGAGAATGCAGCCTCTATATTTTCTCATTACAACCGCCGGGAATAATCAGAACAGTATCTGCTGGGAGGTGCATCAGAAAGCGCTGGATATCATTGACGGCAGAAAACATGACCCAACCTTCTACCCGGTCATATACGGTGCTGCGCCGGAGGATGACTGGACTGATCCCAAGGTGTGGAAAAAAGCAAATCCTTCTCTCGGCATAACGGTGAGCATGGATAAGGTCAGGGCGGCATTTGAGTCGGCGAGACAGAATCCCGCCGAAGAGAACAGCTTCCGCCAGCTTCGTTTGAACCAGTGGGTCAAGCAAGCGGTTCGCTGGATGCCGATGGACAAATGGGATGCCTGTGCATTTCCGGTCGACCCTGATGCACTTGAAGGTCGGGTCTGTTACGGCGGCCTTGACCTTTCATCTTCCACCGATATAACTGCGTTTGTACTGGTGTTTCCACCGATTAACGAGGATGACAAGTATAGTGTGCTTCCGTTCTTCTGGATACCGGAAGACAACATCGATTTGCGAGTGCGCAGAGACCATGTTAATTATGATGTTTGGAAGAAGCAAGGATATCTTCAGACCACCGAAGGGAATGTGGTTCATTACGGATTCATCGAAAAATTCATTGAGCAACTTGGAGAAAAATACAACATCCGTGAGATTGCCTTCGACCGCTGGGGTGCAGTGCAGATGACACAGAATCTTGAGAACCTTGGATTTACGGTCGTTCCCTTTGGCCAAGGCTTCAAGGATATGTCCCCACCGACCAAGGAACTCATGAAGCTAACCTTAGAGCAGAAACTTGCTCACGGTGGTCACCCTGTTCTGCGCTGGATGATGGATAACATCTATATTCGCACTGATCCAGCAGGCAACATCAAAGCAGACAAAGAGAAATCTACCGAGAAAATCGATGGTGCAGTCGCCACAATTATGGCGCTCGACCGGGCAATACGATGCGGAAATGTTACGAGCGAAAGCGTATATGACACACGCGGACTGCTCGTTTTTTGATTGGAGGTGAATGCCTATGAACATCTTTCAAGGAATATTCAAAGCACGTGACAAGCCTAAGGATGCCCTTGGCGGCGGGCGCTACGACTTCTTCTTTGGGAGCACAAGCTCAGGAAAGCCGGTCAACGAACATACTGCCATGCAGATGACTGCGGTCTATTCCTGCGTAAGGATACTGTCCGAAACTCTGGCGGGTCTTCCGCTTCATGTGTATAAGTACAACGATAGTGGCGGCAAAGAAAAACACCTAAAGCACCCGTTATATAAGCTGCTCCATGACGAGCCGAATCCGGAGATGACTTCATTCGCGTTCCGGGAAACGCTGATGAGTCATCTTTTATTATGGGGCAATGCCTATGCGCAGATTATACGCAATGCTAAAGGCGAGGTCATTTCCCTCTATCCGCTGATGCCAAACAAGATGACAGTCGACCGTGATGCTAACGGCCGGCTTTTCTATTTATATCAGCGCAGCTCGGAGGATGTACCTTCACTCGGCAAAGACAACCAGGTCTATCTTGCCCCTGCCGATGTCCTGCATATTCCGGGCTTGGGCTTTGACGGT